TGGAGGCCGAGAATACCCCCAATGTGTAGCAAGGTCCCCTACTCCCTTAGCTACCATCTCGGTGGCTCTCGCGTATGGTCCAATAGTAGGAACATCTTTGAGTTTGCCGGCTGCATGCGCTATTGCTGACGCAGGCGCGGAAATAATCCCCTTCCCATATTCATCTCCAGAATTTAAATTTCCAGATTGGGGAGTATAATCTGCAGCAGTTAAGGTAGTAATACTCGTAGGCATAGTTAGAACAACGTCACTAGCCCACGCATAAACCGTTATGGTAACAGGGTCGTCACCATTATTGGCATGCTGTAATACTCCAAAAGACTTGAGTGTTAATTCTCCCATATCATTCCTATCTGTGGTGCTGAGTGATAAGTAATTTTTGGGCCAAAAGAATGGCAAGTCTAATTGTCCTCCCGAGTTATTTGTAGGGTTCAGGAAGAAATGTGGCTTCTGAGAAGCTGCTATTAAGTCGACATCGAGGAAGTTCCTCGTAACAGTAATTTCATCAGAGCCAATGTAAGGATTGTAAGATACAAGAGCCCTACCATAATGAAAACCAGTGCCAGATATAACCATCTTGACATGGAGTTTGCTTCTATAAAGTTCAAAATTGGCAATCTTCTCTGCAACACGGGGATCGTTGAGGAAGAGTTGCCAGGGGTTGAGACGTTCAAAGAGAGGTGAACTGACAGCCCATTGGTATTCTGCAATCCGGGTAGGACGCTCGAGAAAATTACCAAGGTCAGAATCTGAGTTATTACTTAAGTTCATGGTAGGGTCGGAACCTGTCCCAATCACAGTAGTCCAACCTGGGCTTTGCTCCTGAAAGTTCGTAATCTGTGAAGTCAAATTTGCAGTGCCTTCTTCTTGAATAGTTCCAAGAGCACCACTTTGTGGAGTGTATTCTAAGACCTCTTCGGGAAAAGTTTCCGTCCAAGCTTGATCAATGATATCGTAGAAATACTCCATAATGTTATCCAAAGTTTGGGAGACTTTGGGCTCCTTAATTAATGTAAAAAGTTTACTAATGCTGTTTGTTTATAAAGATCAGTTACGTGCATCATCGCAACCGTCCATTCATGTTTTGGTTTGTGGGGCTATTAACCACTGTGACTAAACAGTCACTCGCATGTTCGCGTCATTCATAATGTGCTAAAGCAGTCTGCAGCTAGGGGAACACTAAACCCTAGTTATACACCTGTAATCAGAAGCACACGCCACTTTGGTTTTTCCTTGGAATAACGATGATGTTGCGGTACACACCTCCGGACAGTTTTAAGACATAACGGTCCATGTTTATTTATGAATAATGAATTGGTACTACATCTAAAAATTCTGCAAATTTTTCAGGGAATCTTGGTTCTCCATGTACATCTACAATTTCAAAACCATATTCCGTATATGTTATAGCATATATTGTCAATTCGGGTCGCAAAATAGCGAAAGCTCCCGCATATTTCATAGCTTGTCGTCTGACTTTCGTCCTATAACTTCCACTTCTTCCTCTGACTCGCTTACACTCGATAATAAGAATTACTTCATCACTATTATACAATAAGTCACCTTGACCAAATTCTTGTGCAACTATATTATACTGCTCATAATTGGGTTCCCCCAAAACAGACTTCACAGCCGCAATTAATTCATCTTCATCAGCGACAGCAGTCACTTCTGAGATAGGTGGGACAATAGTAGCATCATATGTTACCGACTCGATAGAAAATCCCTTATCATCAGATTCTGTAGTAATTATACCACTCTGAGGTGTGTACTCATACTTTTTCTTCCAAGCGTCAACGCGGCTATCGAAATCTTCATCCAAAGTTTCGCAAGACAGATTACCACGACGAGCAACCTCCTTCATTTGTGCTCTACGCTTTTCAAAAACTTCACGTCCGTGATAAAACCACTCGCGCAAAGCACCATCAACATTCTGTTCACATACTTGTTCTGTAGTGCATGTCTTGGATTTAACAATGCTGTGAAGAGACTTAAAGATCGAAGCCTCATCCAACATACCCACATGAACACCTAGTTCTGGTTCAAACCTATCCTGTCGCTTCAAAAAATCAGCTTCA